GGTTAGCGATCTGTTCAGGTTTGCCTTGGTAGTTGGCGTACTCTTTCTTGTAGTCACGTGGCATGATGTTGTCCTCACAAAAGATGGCTTATTGTCCCACAGCCGCGCCATTTAGAACAGCCAATAACACAGGGCTTTGTTCTCTAGAGGACGTGCCAGTTAGCGTAGCTACAAAGCGTGGATGGTTCAGGTTGACGATCAGGCAGTGTGTCTGGCCGGGGCTCCTGTCCCTGCATCCTTTAAACATTGTCACGCGGTCGCGTTTGGCGATCAGCGCACCGTTGGACTCAAGCTCCCGCTCAACTCGATCCATGCTGTCCTTCGTGCGGTTTAGCCATGCCTTGAACAACGTCGAGTTTATTGAGATCACACTTCCCGGCATCACTGGGTTGTTCGAGTCATAGACCACCTTCACGCGTGCTACGGCTTTCTCTGGGGCAGGTTGTGTGACCTGTTCTTTACCTGTGCCGTATACCTCTGTGCAATGCACTAAGCGGTCGTTGTGCTCCATGATGTACTGGCCGATGGTGTCGAACACGTCTGACTTATTCTCAATAGCTGCCCTACGAGTCTGCTTCACACGGTCAATCATGTACTCAATGGTCTGCTTAACATCGAATGGGAACATACCCAAGGCTTGGCCAATGCGCCCCATGCCCCATGATGCAATAAGTAGCGTTCTGTAGAAGCGCTCTTGTGGCTCGAACACAAAGCCGAACGTTTTATTAAACGATGCCTCAGACCAGTTCCACACAGCTTCTGGGCCGCCCTTGTCGATCACAACTTGCACAAGCTCAGGGAAAGCCCAACCGTTGTTCTTCTCTAGTAACGCGTAGAAGTCGTAACCATTGCTACGCCCATCCTCTCGGGTAGCGACAAATTCTCTGTCGTCCTGAATGAACTCCAAGCAACGAGCTTTCAGTGGGTCATTGCCCGACTGCGCGTTCTCAAACTTCTGGTACATCGAAATGTTGGACGTCACATGAGTAGGCCCGCACCACTTAGCAGGCTCGCGCAACTCGCGCTCTTTCGTCATTGAAATCTTCTCACGACCAGAGCTCAGTGTGTAACCAATGTCGGCCATGTCACGGTCGTCAGACGCAGTCATCTCATCGATACAGCATGGCAAGTTGTTCAGCACGCCCCGCATCTTGTACAGCGCGTTAGCTGTATCCTTTTGGCTAAGGAACAATTCCTTGGGGTAACCGATCAAACTGTTAACACCGATGATGGACAATGATTTGCCGGTTGTTGTCTCGTGTGAATAGATAGACACGATGGCTGTTGCGTTACCTGCGACAGGGCCAAGGATGCCTACTGTACCCGTCAGGATTGATGCACGGATGTTGTCTGTACCGGGAAGGGTAAGCATCTCCATGGCACGCACCCACTCAGAGCGTTCACCATGCGGGCCAATGAGCTTAGAGAAATTGGCGGCGGGCCCACGCAGACGTGTGTCTACTGTGCCAGTTGGAGAGCCGAGCACTGTCTGCCCGCACATGAACGAGCCGTCCTCTTGCCAACCAAAGTTGACGAAATCCAAACCTGTGGGCGCTTGTTGTTGCACCATAGATAAATAGTCCATTAAATAACTCCTTACTTTTTCTTGCTGTCCAGCATTTTTAATATAAATTTGTTGGTTCAATAAAAATCCTGAGAAGTCCTTGCCGATCGTTGCAAGCACAGTGATCTCATGTTCTGTTTCTTTCCACCCAGTCATCGGGTATTTGGTCAGCATCTTGAACGCTGACTTCTTACTCTCTGGGTCGTGGTACACACCCGTGATGTGCATCTCGTAGGGGCTGACGTGGTCGAACTCAATTACCTCTTGCGCGACTTCGTTGCCGTTTGCATCGGTCGTCGTGATCTCAGTCTTGACCTCACGCATGATGTTGTTGTTCTGAATCGCATAGCCCTTGGGCAGTGTGAACGTGAATTCTTCACCTGCTTCAGTAACGATCTCAGTCTCAGTCGCAACGGACAACTGCGCAGGGCTTGTAATGTTTCCACGGCTCGGGCATCCCTCGCAACCCTTTGCACAGAACTGCTCAAACTTCGCACAGGTTGTTGGGCCAGTACCGTTCCAACGCTCGAGTTTGGCCATGCTTGCATCGAGATCAAAATCAGGGTGCTTACCTGCAATCTTGATGACAGCTTCTTTGACATCAGTGCAATGTTTGGCTAAGCCTAGCGAAGCCCGCCATAGAGGTTCATCGACTCCACGACCTGCAGCATCGAGAACACCACCACTATTAACAAGAGCAGCAACTTGATTACAACGCGAGGCAACAGCATCAAGGTTGACGTCGTTTGAGTTAAGTACTGCATCGAGGATCGAAGACTTACCACCTTTACGGGACGCCGTTGCTTTCTTCGCCGCAGGGCCTTTATTGAACCAAGGCTTGAGGATCGTGAAGAGCGAAGCAGGATCGTAGTCTGGGCAGTCCGCAACACACTTGACTTCCTTCCATGGCTGTTGCTTCTTATGATGCGTGCCGACGGGGCGTAGAACCATTGATGGGTCATGAATCTTTGATGTGTCAATTACAACTCCCTGTTCTTCCAATGCAATGCGAAATGCAATGGAGGCTTTTTCCCAGTGTTCTTTGCTAACAGCTTGTGTCAGTGGCCAATACAAATGCACGCCGTTGCCGGATGAAATCACCATGGGGTCTGGCATACCAATAGACGCAAGCGCAGGCATCATCGCCTTCATACCTTCAGCCTTCGTAGCGTAAGGCGTCTTGCTACCAATATCCAAGTCGAGTGCTAATGCTTTGAACCAAGTGGCTTGCACTTGTTTACGTTCGATCTTTTCACGACCATCCGGTCGAGTCACTCTGTTGTTTGCAAACGCACCAACAGAAAAATAAATTGTGGTCTCAGGTTCAGTATCCCACATTGAAATGTTGGCAACAGCTTCGTCGATATCTGAGAACGATCCGCGGTTCCAACCGAACCCTCTTGGGTTTTGGCCTGTGTGGTCAGGCTTGTGTGCCATGATGACGACTTCGTCACGTTGGGCAAATATACGAGTAAGAAAGTTTTTTGTGTCCAAGACATGCCCCTAGATGAAAAACCCCGGCGTTACCCGGGGAGCGATTTACGTTTTTATTTTATTACTCGTCGAACAAACTGTCGAGCTTTGCCGCTAATTCATCCGACGCTTTTACTGGAGCGACGACTGGTTTTGCCGTTGTGGTTTTCGGTGGAACACCATGAGACACCGTTTCGTCTTCGTATGCATCATCGACTTGTTGTACGGGTGCAACAGGTGCCGCAATACTTTGCTTCGCTGTTGGTGCCGCAATAGCAGGCCCTGCCGCTTGAGGAGCGAGCTGACGTGTAGCTACTTTAACAGAATCACTTGCCAACAAAGTATCTACGCGAGAAATTGCTTTCTCTGGCACGTAACCTTTTTGTTTGAACGTGATCTTGGGGAAGCTAGCTGCATCATCAAAGCCCAACTCAGTGATAACTTCTTCAGGGCCAATGCCGTAGTTGCCTAAGTCCTTGAAATATTCACGCAGAGCTTTCATGCCGCTGACAGGCACGGTCAGGCTATAGACCTTAGATGGATCAGCCGCGGCCACGACTGCCAAGTGACGTTGGTCAGCACACATCTTTGACTTAGCACCAGAGGGCAGAACCTTAGAGCCAAGCACATTGTTCGGGCAATCAGCGCAACCAGTGTGCACTGGAGCCTCAACGCTAGCGTCAGGCTTGAGACCATCATTCGACCAACAATCTGGACGGACATTCTCTGCCGATGCATCGAATGCTTTAGCGTAGAACACCTTGGAGACCCTAGGGTTTGCACCTACGATGATGGTGTCCAAAGTAACGCCAACTGTTGTCTCAACACCGTCTTCGCTCAGGCGGTAACGACCTGCGCGGATGCTGATACGGGGGATACCACCGCCATTGTCACTGCCGACGATGGCAGAAGCAACTGCGGACTTAGTGCCTGCTTGTTGACGGGCGGCGATACGGGCTGCAATGTGTGCAGGTACTGTTTGAATGTTGCTCATGATTATTCCTTTATGGGTTGCTGTCTGTAACTACGCCGTGATTGCCACGTGACCACAAGAGGTTACTTGTAGCCATCGCGCCTGCTGCAATTAATTGCGCTGCGCTATAACGTTCTTTGTTCGCACGAGGGTACCCCGGGCCAACGTATATATCGCTATTTCTAAAGTGAGGTACGTATGTAACATCTCTTAATTTGTATGTTACTTGCGCAAATAGTGGAGCGCCCTCTGCTGTATCACGTTTCATGTTATTCCTTTGATTGAGCTTTGCGTAGATTAAATACGCGGGTTGATGAGAAATTGATACCGGGGGGTGGGGCACCATTGGATTCAATGAAACTCTTAACTCCCAGTTTCGATGCGCGGGCTTCTACCATGTCCCACGTATCGTTTTCCTTGCAATACGCAAAGAACTCTTCACGCGACGCAACGGTCGCGGTATGGTGTGTCGACCAGTAGGCCGTACCAAAATTTGTCTTGACAGACTCGAGACCATCTTCCTGCGCTTTAGCAGTCATCCAGTTCTCAACGGCAACAAGCTTTTCCATAAGCTTGGCCTTAGCGGCTTTGTGCTCACGTTCGAGTGCATCGATAGCATTGCGCACCTGCAGATATTTCTCTGCGGCTAATTCATAGTTCATAAGTAAATCCTAACTGTTTAACTAATCGTCACTGTTGATGCCTTGCACCAAATTCAAAAATTCCGCCAATGTGTTTTTCTTTGCGCGGAGTCGGCGGTATAACTCTGCTTCAAAGCCTGTGGCCCAGATGTGCCATACAGTCGTCTTGCCAGTTGTTGTCAACCGGCGAATCCTTGCATTGGCTTGCTCATACTGTTCAAGTGAATAAATTGGAGCAAACCAAACAATATCTTTCGCACGTGTCAATGTCAATCCATGTGCCGCCACTTTCGGGTGAGCCAACAAAATCTGTGGCCTGTCCGTGTGTTGGAAGTCGTTGAAGATTTGATTGCGGTCGTTCTTACTAACGTCACCGTGAACCGATGCAACATCGAATCCATCAGCAGTTAGCTTCGCCTGCAACTCATCTTGTACGCCTCTCAGCGGAACAAATATGATGACCTTGTCACCAATCTCGTTAAGTAGTTCAGTAAGTGTATTATACCTCAACGAGCCATCGATTGCAATCTTACCGGTCTCGCTGTATACGACACCGCAGCTTATTTGCAACATCTTACTCAGCACAACTGCCGCATTCGCAGCAGTCACCTCACCCGCCGCAAACACAGTCACGGCTTTGTCTTTCATTTCCTTAAACGCTTTTTGTTGTTGAGGTGTTAGCTCTGTCTTGCGACCAACGAAGTTAGTGTCCGGCAAATCCTTGCACTCGTCAAGCGAAAAGCGAATCGATGGTTGCAAAACTTTCTTGCATGTCTCAAGCGCGTCTTGTCGTGGTGTCCACTTAAACGTTGTCACCTTCTGCATCACCATATCTTTAAACGTCGTGAAGCTCTTAGGGCAAGTGGGCGAGTCAACAAGTCGTGCGAGTGTCCATGCGTCAGCAGGCGTCTGTGAGATCGGTGTACCCGTGAGCATCCACAGCCATGGCTTATGCGTCTGCATCCACTTAGCAAAAATCTTATAGCGCTGTGAGCTTGGTGATTTGAGCGCAGTCGCTTCGTCATAGATCACAACGTCGAACCCTTTCAAGTCCGCGGCCATGTTACTAAAGCCATCATGGTTAATGATGAAGTACTGCACACCGGGCTTCTCCAGCAATTGCTTGCGCTTCTCCTTCGTACCAGTGACGATGACAAACATGCGGTGCGGCAAGTGGTGCTTGAGCTCCCTCCCCCATACAACAGTCAGCGTCGACAAGGGCGCGACGATCAGAATCTTTTTCGCAACACCTTCGTCAAGCAAGAAGTCCGCGGCCCAGATCGAGCTGATGGACTTGCCAGTACCCGGTGCGTTAAGGCACAGGGCACGCTTATGTGTTGTGAGAAATGCGGCAGTGTCCTTCTGGTGATCCATCGGTGTAAACCGAGCAGGCCAGTTGTAGTAATGCATGATGGGAGCAGGAACACTAAAGCCCAAGTTCTTCAACACGATTGACTCGTCCACACCATACGGCACAGCAAGCATCGACTCACCATCATGGGTGAACTGCTTGGCGTGCGGCATCACAGACTGCACAGTGGCATTCTCATTGCTGTTAATGATGATCTTACGTTTGTCAGGTATTACAAGCATGTCAGTGCGACCCAAGCTTTGAACTCAATTTCCCATACATCGACGGACGTCTCACGGACGATCCATACCTTCGCACCGCTACGTATTAGCGCAGCGATCTCCCTCTCTTGGTGGGCTGTAGTAGTGCCCTTACCGAACTTGGTCTCAACAGCAAACATAGAACCATTAACACAGCCAATAAAGTCAGGAATGCCAGACCGACCAAAGCCATTAGCAGCTGGCATAAACCACCAACAGTACTCTGAATCATTGAGTACATTTTTGACAATCTTTTTAACATCGCCTTCATTCTTCATTTAGTTAACCTCTGTAGTGGTTGCTACAAGTTTGTCGATACCCATTTAGTATCGGAAACCCACACGTCGCTTGTTGATTGCAATTTGGCTCATCGCATGCCAACACCAATGACTGATCTCGACAATCTGGGCATGCGTACAACATGTCCCCTTCATTGAATGGATCGGGGGCAGATAACATATTTTCCTCAAGCCCTAGCCATCTACAGTGTCGGTTTTCACAGACATACTTTTTCATCGTTTACCTTTCAGTCGTGCATCAGGGCAAATGTCTTTTGCCGCGCACCATGGGCATAAGCCCGAGGGTTTTGTTTTAAATACACCAAGCTCAATCACGTCTTGCACCTTAGTGAACCGAGGCTTCAGTGCCCGCCACATGGAGTCTAAGAACCTGCGCTCATACGTCGCGTTTGTTGTCTCGTTGAACTTGAGCCAGATGAATGATGTCTTTACCTTTGTCACTTCAGGGTAGTGCCAGAACACCATGGCCGCAAACAACTGCAACTGTGTCGGGTTGTCTTTTACTTTGCCAGTCTTGTAGTCAAGGCAGTATGCAGTGTCACCATCCACAACAAGCACGTCAGCGATCGATCTGATCCACACATCCTTAGCGAACCAGTCGACGGGTTGCAGGTCTGCATTGACAGCCATTTGATGCTCGAACAATTTCTCGCCCGGTCGTTTCATGATGACGTCAACAACGCTACCCCATTGGTCAAGTGTCTTGCGTCCTTCTATGGACAGTGAATCTAGG